CGACGCGCCCGACACGGTGGACGTGGTGGATTGGGTTCCGGCGGTGGTCACCCCGGCTGGGAAATAGCGCACCGTGCTGAATATTCAGCGCGGCGCGGCGACCCTGCTACCTCACCAGCTTGCGCTAGTGGGTGACAGGACGTCGAGGATCAAGGTTCTCCAAGGTGGCTACCGCAGCGGAAAAACGGTCGCCGGTGTCGCGGCCGTCGTCGACATGGCTTTCCGGTCTGGCGGGTTCCCGGTCCTTGTCGTTGAGCCCACCTACCGCATGGTGGTCGACGTCTTCGTGGCGACGGCGCGGCGAATGCTGGATGCGTGGAAACTGCCGTACGTCTGGCACAAGACGGATAAGATCCTCACCATCGGACGGCGCAAGCAAGTGGAGATTTTGTGCCGTTCAGCCGACGAGCCCCGCTCCCTTGAAGGCATCACCGCTGGCGGGCTGCTCGTCGACGAGTGGGAACTGTGCGACGTCGAGGCCCTGACGACGGCGATGGCCCGTGTCAGCATGGGTCCGTGTCAGCAAATCGTGCTGACGGGCACTCCTGAAGGCTACGGTCCTGCCTACGAGATGATCCTCGCCAAGCCGTCGCCCGATGTGCGGCAATGGAGCGTGACGTCGTCGGCGAATAGCTACCTCTCGTCGACCTATGTGGAGTCGATGCGTCAACGCATGGACGACAGCACGGCCAGCGAAAAACTCGACGGCGTCCGCACGGCGAAGGGTGGGCGCGTCTACGGCCGCTTCGACCGGCGAGTGCATTGCGTATCGCCTGTCGTCAATCGCGGCACCATTCAGATCGCGTGTGACTTCAATGTGAGGTACATGCATTGGATCGTGTGCGAGACGGACCAGTCGCAACGCACGACACACGTCGTCGGCGAGGTGATCAAAGAAGGCGGCACGACGACGGACGAACACGCCGAGCGCGTGGCACAGTGGATCGCGCACTACCTCACCCGCACACGAGGGAGGCACTACACGCGAGACGACGTGTACCAGATGCGCCTACAGGCGTTTGTCGACGCCAGCGGCACGGCGCTTCGTTCCACGTCGACGAAGAGCGACGTCGCGCTACTGACGCAGGCAGGGTTCAGGCCGGTGCATGGCAACGCAAACCCGCCCGTCAAGGACAGGGTCAACACGCTAAATGTGCTCTTCCGCGACCGGCGTGTCACCGTCGACGCCAGCGCGGCTCCCGTGCTGACTCGGGCGCTTGAAACGCAAGCGCTTGACCGCAATGGCGACCCCGATAAGCGCGGCGATATCGATCACGGTATCGACGCCCTTGGCTATCTGTGTCATTGGCAATGGCCAGTCCATCGCCCACGCGCCAACCAGACAACGCCAGGTGACGCTCTGACCGACGAGTGGGGGCGAGTCTGACCGGGTGTTTCCGCTTGACTTTTGGCGTGGTAGGGTTGCGGCATGATTTCCTACAACGCCGCAAGCGATGCCGTGATCGAGACAATCCGACAGCAAGCCGGCGCATGGATGCCAGACCAGTTGTCGGCGCTACTCGACGCTGGCCGGAAGACGCGACCCGCTGACTACGACAGCGTCGTCAAGGGGCTGGCGGTACGCTACAGCGGCGATCAAGCCAGCGTCATTCGCGACGCGTTGAAGAAGGCGTACCCTCGCACCTATCAGCAGCTTCCGATTGACCCCGTCAACTGGCTCCGGTTCTTCGCTCGACAGGACAGCGGCGTCTACGCCACGCCAGCGGACCGCACCCTCGTCGACGACGAGGGCGAGGCGCTGGACGAGGATGATGAGCGCCTTGTCGCCTTTCGTCGTGGGCTTGACGAGGCCGGCATCGACGTCGTCATGCCAGAGATGGAACGGCGCTGTCACGCTGGCGTCCGTGCGTCGTTTGCGATGGTCGGATGGCGACGCATCGGCGACATCGGCAAGTTGGTTTGCCAGATCTACTGGACGCACGACGTCGTCACGCTGGCCCATCCATCGGCTCCCGATGACCCCGACGCGCTGTGGCTTTGCGCCATCAAGCAAGCCACGCCGTCGTCGGCGTCGCCTTTGTGGTGGGTGTGGTCGAGGGAGTTTGTCGAGGACGATGCCGGCAATCTCGTTTCGTTCGGCGCGTGGTCGCATCGGCGTGTCAGCGAGGATGGCAAGACTGCGACGGCAAGCGAGGCATATGAAGGCCGCTTTCCCGGCGCGTTCCTGCGCATTGAACCCGGCGCTGGCGGTATCTGGCCCGATCCCGACCGTGACGTCGTCGCCAACGTCGACCGGCTGAACGTGTCGAGGTCCAATCGCCAGCACGTCGTCGACATGCAGGCCCACGCAACGTGGGTCTACAGCGGGCTCACTCGCGAAACGAGCGAGCTGGTAGGCGGTCCAGGTGTCGTGTTGCAGATCGGGTCCGGCGAGACGCTGCAAGCACAGACTGCCGGCGCGGACCACGCTGCTATCGAGGCCAGCGCGACACGCGACCTTCAAGAACTGGGAGTGTCGCGGGGTAACAGCCCCGACGCCTACGCCGTCGAGCCCGGTGCGCCGCAGTCCGGCGTGTCACGCATGATCGCGAACGCCCCGCATGACCAGCGCGTCGCGGAAAGCCGACCCATCTTCAAGGCGTTCGAAGAGGGCCAACTCTTGCCCATCGTCATCGACGTGCTGCGCTTGTTCGACCCCGCGAGCCCCGCTGAGTTTGGCGACGTCTCGCCGATGGTCACGCTGTCGACCGGCAAGACCTATGAGGCCGATCAAGAGAAGCAGGATCGGGTGTTGGCCCTGAAGGAAGCCGGGCTCGTCGATGAGGCCGACGCTCGCGTGATGCTGGGCTTGTCCGCCGACCGTGCGACGGCGGAGGCGTACCTCGAACAGATGCGGGCCGTCCGTGCGCCGCAGGTGAGTCTGCCCGGCGCACTGGCGGGCTCTCCGTTCACGGCGAGACGCGAGACTACCGTCGTCGAGGAAGAGGAAGACGAAGAGGAAGAGGACGAGGAAGAGGATGAGGCCACGTCGTGAGCGGGGCGGATGCTGCCGGCGTCGTCGCCGATGCCGCCGTCGAGGATCTGCGACGTATTGAGGTGGCACTTGAGCGCGACCTTCTGCGAATCCTCCTGTCCCTCGACACCGTCCCCGGAGAGGACTCCCTCGTCCGACGACAAGCGCAGACTTCAGCGGCTGTCCTCTCGCAAGTACGTCGCCGACTGGAGGCCGAAGGGGAAACGGTACGCGGTGTCGTCGGACAACGCGCCATTGAAGCCGTCGCCGCTGTCTTGGGTACGCCTCCTTCGACGCTATCGGTCGATGCACGACGAGAGTTAGACGCCATCGTCAATGGCCAAGTCGCCGACGTCGTCGCGGTGTTCCGACTGGCTCGTGAGGAGATGCGCGACGCCGTGTCTCGTGGAATCACGTCCAGTGGGTCGCTTGCCGACGTCATCGAGGAAGTACGGGCGCGACTCTCGACGACGTATGTCCGTGCGTCGGCCGCAGTCGATGCCGCCATCATGGCGGTCGGTCGACGGTCGGTCATCTCTGCCGCCCGTGAGGTCGAGGCGGAGCTGGACCTCGTCTACGTCTACGTCGGACCACGCGACGCGAAGAACCGGCCCTTCTGCCGGACGTGGGTCGGCAAGGCAGTCACGGACCCGGCCCGCCTCGACAACGGGCAGGGCCTCCCAGCCGACGACTACTGCGGGGGATACAACTGCCGGCACTCATGGGCACCGACGACGGTAGAGACGGCGGTTCGTGAAGGCATCGAGATCTACCGGCCCGATGGGTCCAGGCTCATTGTCGACGCTGAGACGATGGCACTCCAACGGAGGTGACGACGTGGGCATCACAACCAAGCGCAGCGGAACCCCGGTCAAATTCGACGCCGAAAAAGCAGCCAAGGTGATCGGCGCGTTCGTCCCCGGTGCGATCCTGCGGCGCACTGATCAGGGCATCTCGTCGACGGGGCAGGCGTTTGCGTCCTACTCGACGCAGTACCGACGACAGCTACAGCGCATGGGCGAGGACCAGAAGATCGACCTCCGTCTCACTGGCGGCCTCATGAATTCGATCAAGGTCCGCGAGACGCGCATCACCGCCGACGGTGTCGAGGTCGTCATCGCGCCCGACACTGGATCGAGCAATCAGGTCCGTGCGCCATCGGAGATCAGGGCGCTCCGTCAAGCCGGCCTCGTCGAGGGCCGCTTCGGTGAGACGGCAATCAGCAAAACCCTACGCCGTGGCGAGGCCAGCAAACTGGCTCGCGACCTCAAGCGCGAGTCAGGCCAGCGACAAATCAAGACCGGCGAACAGGGACCGCCACACAACGTCCTCGGCTATTGGATTCACCATGGCACAGCGACGACGCCAGCGCGGCCCTTTATGGGCCTGACGCCAGATCAGGAAGCAGAACTCAATCGGCTGCTTGGCAAGGCAAAGGTGTTTGGTT